TTATAATTAGTATGTAAGAGGTTCGGGTTCTACGGAACCCCCTTTTACGCCAAAGATGCCTTCGGGGTCTTTACTTAACATACTCGCTTACTAAGGAGAACTATGTCTACACTAGCAAGGTACAATGTTGCCAACATCGACCAACTGGTTGATAGAATCGCAAGAAATAGTATTGGAATGGAAGACTACTTCAATCGTGTCTTCACCCATGAAACAAACAATTACCCACCATACAATCTAGTCGCTGTAACTGAAGATGAGTTCAAACTAGAGATTGCATTGGCTGGGTTCTCAGAGACTGACGTAAAGGTCTTCACAGAACGTGGTAAACTGGTCATTGAGGGAGCAAAGGCTACTGACACACCAGAGGACGCATACGTTCATCGTGGACTCGCACAGAGGTCTTTCACAAGGGCTTGGACCATCGCTGACGATACCGAGGTCAAGTCTGTTGAATTTGTGAATGGTCTCCTCACCGTCACCCTGGGTAGAATTGTCCCAGAGAAACACCAGAAGAAGTTCTGGTATGGTTCAGACGAGACCGATAAATAATCCATATCGTCGCCGCTGGGGTTCAATGGCCAAATCCATTGACACCCCTCTTTTTTTATGCTATACTTTAATCGATAGAGAACTACCTATGCCTAAGAAAGTAAAGAAAGATAGTAAAGGTCGTGAGGAAGAGTGGAGTTGGGAAGAGACTCCTGAAACTATTGAAGCACTGAAGAAACTTCATGCAACCCAACGTCTTCACGATGATATTCGTAAAGCGGAATCTGAAGCATCTGATTATGGAGTTGGAAAATGACAATTAAACTTGCACTACTGAAGTCTGGCGAGGATGTTATCTCTGACATGGAAGAGATGGTTGCAAATGATCAGGTGGTAGGATATTTCCTTAAATACCCCTGTGTTGCAAAGTTGGTCGGTTCTGATCCTGGATCCATTGGTCCAACTAAAGAACCATTCAAACTGAGACTGACACCTTGGATGCCATTGAGTAAGGATACAACTATTCCTGTCGTGGCTGATTGGGTTATCAGTATCATGGAACCAATTGATGATTTGAAGGAAACTTACGAAAACGGTATCAAGAAGTATGAACAACGTGAAGATTCTGTATCTGACGACGAATCAGATTCTGATCAGTCAGATTGAAGAGGTAACATCAGAACTGGGAGAACCAGATTGTAAACTGATTGAACCCTTTGTTATTTGTGATGATGGGACTCTGTCCCCATGGATGTTGGAGTATACTAATCAAAATGATTTTATGATTAGTTCTGACAAACTGTTGACTATTGCTGACCCCAATAGTAAATTGAAAATCAAGTATGAGGATGTATTGAAGTGAGGTTTTATACCAACGTCCAGATGATTGGTAACAACTTTCTTGTCCGTGGATATGAAGACGGACGGAAGGTGATGTTTCAAGAAAAGTATAACCCTACTCTCTTTGTCAAATCGAGAAAGGAAACCAAGTGGAAAACACTTGAGGGTGAATATGTTGAACCTATTAAACCTGGGTTGGTAAGAGAGTGTAGAGACTTCATCAAAAAGTATGATGGTGTAGAGGGATTCAAGGTCTACGGTAACGAGAGATATCAGTATCAGTATATCTCTGACAAGTATCCTGAAGAAGAGATTAAGTTCGACATCAACAAAGTCGGACTAGTCACGATGGATATTGAGGTTCAGTCTGAAGAGGGATTCCCTAGCCCTGACTCATGTTCTGAAGAGATGTTGTCCATCTCGATTCAGGACTATGCGACCAAACAGATTACCACCTGGGGTCGTCATCCTTATACTCCTACACAGAAGAATGTAACTTATCACTATCACAGTGATGAGGTTGCGATGCTTGAAGCTTTCCTATATTGGTGGGAACAGAACACTCCTGATGTGATTACTGGTTGGAATGTTCGTCTGTACGATATTCCTTATCTTTGTGGTCGTATCTCACGGATCATGGGTGAGAAGAAGATGAAACAACTCTCACCGTGGAAGATGGTAGATCATGAGATGATTGGTATCTCTGGTCGTGAATACAATGTCTATTCAATCGTTGGTGTCACCACACTTGACTATCTGGAACTCTATAAGAAGTTTACCTATGTGAACCGTGAATCCTATCGACTGGACTTTATCGGTGAGGTTGAACTAGGACAGAAGAAACTGGACCACAGTGAGTTTGATACCTTCAAGGATTTCTATAAGGGGAACTGGAAGAAGTTTATTGACTACAACATCAAAGACGTGGAACTTGTTGACCGTCTGGAAGACAAGATGAAACTGATTGAGTTGGTCATCACTATGGCATTTGACGCAAAGGTGAACTTCATTGACCCTATGGCTCAGGTCCGTATGTGGGACACGATTATCTACAACTATCTCAAGAAGAGAAACATTGTCATCCCACCCAAGAACAGATCTGAGAAGAGTGACAAGTTTGCTGGAGCATATGTCAAAGAACCTAAACCAGGTGTCTATGAGTATGTGGTATCGTTTGACTTGAACTCTCTGTATCCTCACCTGATGATGCAGTATAATATCTCTCCCGAAACACTTATGGATGAGAAACATCCTAGTGTCACAGTGGATAAGATCTTGGATGAGAAACTCAACTTTGAACTTTACAGTGACTATGCCGTCTGTGCTAACGGGGCTATGTTCCGTAAAGATACTAAGGGTTTCCTACCTGAATTGATGGAGAAGATGTATGCTGACCGTAAAGTCTTCAAGAAAAAGATGTTGAAGTCTAAACAACAATTGGTGGACATCGAAGCTGAAATGAAACGACGAGGTATCAAGTAATGGGATATTTGATTGGTGGAGCTGGTGAAGGTCCAGAACAGGAAATAACAGTATCCTCTGACAATCCGTTTGCAAAACTGTCTAACAGTGATTTGATTAAGTTGAGAGATCAGACAGAGAAGGATGTTGCGAAGTTCAACAACTTCCAGATGGCTCGTAAGATTGCACTCAACTCTGCTTATGGTGCAATCGGTAATCAGTATTTCCGTTACTACAAACTGGCCAATGCGGAAGCGATTACGCTTTCTGGTCAAGTCTCTATCCGTTGGATTGAGAATAAAGTAAACAGCTACCTAAATAGTTTGTTACAGACAGAAGATGTTGACTATGTCATTGCATCTGACACTGATTCAATCTATCTTAATTTCGGACCTATTGTTGATAAATTTTTTAGCAATAAGCGCCGCGAGAAGACTGAGATTGTGGGGATCATTGACCAGATCTGCCAGGACAAACTGGAACCGTTTATCGAGAAGAGCTACCAGGACCTTGCGACGTATGTAAACGCTTACGACCAAAAGATGCAGATGAAGCGAGAGAACATCGCTGATCGTGGCATCTGGACGGCAAAGAAACGATACATCCTCAATGTTTGGGACAGTGAGGGTGTCAGGTATGAGGACCCGAAACTGAAGATCATGGGTATCGAAGCTGTTAAGTCTTCGACACCAGCACCCTGTAGGGACATGATTAAAGGTGCCCTGAAGTTGATGATGAATGGAACTGAGGAGGATGTCATCAAATACATTGATGAATCCAGAGCCAAGTTCAATAAGATGACACCTGAAGAGGTGGCTTTCCCTCGTAGTGTTTCTGACGTAAACAAACACAAGAACCACGCAACCATCTATGGTAAGGGGTGTCCAATGCACGTCCGTGGTTGTCTCCTACATAATCACTTGGTGAAGGAGATGAAACTTGAATCCAAGTATTCTTACATCAACAACGGTGACAAGATTAAATTCATCCACCTGTCTAAACCAAATCCCATCAGGGAGAATGTGATTTCGTTTGCCTCCGACTTTCCATACGAGTTCGGACTTGGCAAATACATTGACTATGACCTACAATTCAACAAAGCCTTCCTTGAACCCGTTAAAGTAATCCTTGACGCTATTGGTTGGAATGTTGAGAAAACAGTAAACCTAGAACTTTTCTTCGGATAAATGGACCTGCCTATCGACGATAAAGAACTTGATACCATTGTCAGCGCATTGCGACTGGGTGGTGATGCAGCACTTTATCAAAAACTAAAATTAATGAAAGATATCCGTGAGCAATACCCAGGTGGTGCTTACAAAAAGATCGCTCGTGAACAGTTTGGATTTGTAATTTAATGGACTTCTTAAAAGATATTGTAAAAGAGATCGGAGATGACTACACCCAACTCGCAGCAGACATCGACGAGTCAGAATCATACGTTGACACAGGTTCGTACATTTTTAACGGACTTGTTTCAGGGAGTATATTTGGTGGTGTATCTGGGAATAAGATTACTGCCATTGCTGGGGAGTCTTCTACTGGAAAAACTTTCTTCAGTCTTGCTGTCGTCAAGAACTTCCTTGATTCTAACCCTGACGGTTATTGTCTATATTTTGACACTGAAGCCGCTGTTAACAAATCTCTTCTCGCAAGTCGTGGAATCGACCTCACCCGTGTCGTAGTTGTCAATGTTGTAACAATTGAGGATTTTCGTAGCAAAGCATTGAGGGCTACGGATATATATTTGAAAACCCCGACAGAAGACCGCAAACCCTGTATGTTTGTGCTAGACTCGTTGGGTATGTTGTCCACAGAGAAGGAGATTACAGACGCACTCAACGACAAACAAGTCCGAGACATGACCAAGTCACAACTGGTCAAAGGTGCGTTCCGTATGTTGACTCTGAAACTGGGACAAGCAAACATCCCCATGATAGTTACGAATCACACCTATGATGTCATCGGATCATACGTTCCCACCAAAGAGATGGGCGGAGGCAGCGGTCTCAAGTATGCGGCAAGTTCAATCATTTATCTCAGCAAAAAGAAAGAAAAGGATGGAACAGAAGTCGTTGGAAATCTTATTAAAGCTAAGACAGCAAAGTCGCGTCTGAGTAAGGAGAACAAGGACGTTACTGTTCGTCTTTATTACGATGAGCGTGGTCTCGATCGTTACTATGGTCTCCTTGAATTGGGAGAGATTGGTGGACTTTGGAAGAACGTTGCTGGACGTTATGAGATGAATGGTAAGAAGGTCTACGCTAAGGAGATCTTGAAAAACCCTGACAAATACTTTACTGAAGAGGTTTTACAGAAACTAGATGAAGTCGCAAAAGAAGAGTTCTCATATGGTTCGGCAGTATGATGTTCTTCCAGGATCATACTGTAAAGAACTAATCAATATCTTTGAGAACTCTTCTCATCAAGAGTTCATCAATGATGACCACAAACCATGTTTTACTCAAGTCAATCTCAACAGAGAAAAGGTTGAGATGGTCCGTGAGATGATTCCCGTTATCAAGGGAGTTCGTCAAATGTATCAAACTGATACTAAATCACGGTTTCTACCAGAGATCAAAGCTCTTGAAGAGTTTAGGATTAAAAGGTATATCCCCAATGGGGAAGAGAGATTTGATGAACATGTAGATATCACTGATCATGCCTCTGCTCGACGAGCAGTGGCATTTTTATTTTATTTGAATGACAATGATGGGGTTACACACTTCACAAGACAAGGCGTGACAATCAAACCGAAGACTGGTAGAGTGGTTGTATTCCCCCCGACTTGGTCCTACCCACACTCAGGTGCGGCACCAAGTTCAACGAAGTATATTTTGAGTACCTACATTCACTATGGATAAGATTGAGTTCCTGGTTCTGAATAACTTGATCAACAATGAGGAATATCTTCGTAAGACCATTCCTTTCCTGAAGGATGAGTATTTTGAGGACTACAATCAGAAGATTGTGTTCCAAGAGATTGCAAAGTTTGTGGACGAATATAATGATGTCCCCACAAAAGAGGTCCTTACCATTGAAGTTGAGAAGAGAAAGGATATAAATGAAGATGTATATAAACAGATTCATCATCTGATTGACCACCTTGATGGACAACCAGTTGAGTTTGATTGGTTAGTTGATACAACGGAGAAGTGGTGTCGTGATAGAGCAATCTATCTTGCACTTATTGAGTCCATTCAGATTGCTGACGGACAAAATGAAAAGAAACAACCTGACGCCATTCCTTCTATTCTCTCTGATGCCCTTGCTGTCAGTTTTGATAATCATGTAGGACACGATTATCTTCTCGATTATAGCGAACGATATGACCTATACAACACGAAAGAAGAAACCATTCCGTTCGACCTGGAATTCTTCAACAAAATTACAAAGGGTGGCCTTCCAAACAAAACACTCAATATTGCTCTCGCTGGCACTGGTGTTGGTAAGTCTTTGTTCATGTGTCATGTCGCAAGCAGTGTGTTACTCCAAAACAAGAACGTATTATACATCACGCTTGAGATGGCTGAGGAGAGAATTGCGGAAAGAATTGATGCTAATCTTCTGAATGTTCCCATTGGTGACATCGCTGATCTACCCAAACAGATGTTTGAATCTAAGGTGACTAACCTGGCACAGAAGACTCAGGGAACACTTATCATCAAAGAATATCCAACGGCTTCTGCTCATGCTGGACATTTTAGATCACTTCTTCAGGAACTTGCACTTAAGAAGTCATTTAGACCTGATATTATTTTCATTGATTACCTTAATATATGTGCTTCCTCGCGATATCGCGCTGGTAGCAATGTCAATTCATATACGACTGTTAAGGCTATTGCAGAAGAACTTCGAGGATTGGCTGTTGAGGCAAACGTCCCTATCATATCTGCCACGCAGACCACTCGCTCTGGTTATGGTAGCTCTGATGTTGAGCTTACTGATACTAGTGAGTCCTTTGGTCTCCCTGCTACTGCTGATCTTATGTTTGCCCTTATTTCTACTGAGGAACTCGAAGAACTTGGACAGATACTTGTGAAACAGTTGAAGAATCGATACAACGATCTCAACATGTATAAGAGATTTGTTGTGGGTATCGACAGAGCCAAGATGAGACTGTATGACTGTGAACAATCAGCACAGGATGACATCCTTGACAATAGTAAGGATGAAGAGTATAGTTATGAGGAAAAACCTAAGAAGACTTTTGAAGGATTCAAGTTCTGATGAAACTAAAAAAACAAGAACAAGGTCTAGTCAAAACTGACCTACCACATTATTATGAGGTGAAGATCCTTAATCATCCCAATGGTATCCCCCAGATGCATTGTGGAATGAAGAAAGACGCTGATAGACTTCTGGAATTGTATCCAGGATCTACTGTTGAAAAAGTCTATCTACCACATCCACCACAGACCGTGGATGTTCCTTATGTTAGAGTAGCTCCTGATTTGGAGTTACCAATGCAACAAATCCTACCTGAGTCCGAATTAGAACCTATTGATTTAACATGACTGTAAATACTGAAGCATATCTGGAGTTTGTAAATGCCGTCACGTCGAAACCCAGTCAAGATCACGAAGCTTTCGTATACCGCGTACAAGAACTTGAAGGTCAGGGATTTCCTACCGAGCGACTGCTTACTGCATCTGTAGGTATGTGTGCAGAGGCAGGTGAGTTCACTGAGGTTGTCAAGAAAATTGTCTTCCAAGGTAAACCTGTCAACGAAGAGAACCTGTTTCACCTGAAACGTGAACTGGGTGACATCATGTGGTATGTTGCTCAAGCTTGTATGGGACTTGATACCACTATTGATGAGATCATTGAGATGAATGTTGACAAACTGAAAACCGTAAGGAGGGAGACTTGTGATTACTCTAACTATCAATCTTCCCGAATTGGGTCTCAATAATTATGTTTTTGAGGCACAAACAGAAGAAGAACTTATTACTGAACTTGATAGACTAAATTCTGAAAACCGTAAGGAGGGAGACCTGTGATTAACATTGAAATGGATGTGAGACAAGCAGCTGCAGTTCGTGAAGCACTTTTTAGTGAAACTAAAGAGTACACTTATGATCCTAGATGTTGTCCACAACGTGTGGTTGAGATTCGTGATGTGATCAATAAGATTGATGAACAGATCGAGGAACAAATTAACCAAGTAAAATCAGAAATTAACGAGGCAATTGAAAATGAAACTACTGACTCTTGACGATTACAAGAAAGCTGGTGAAAACTTCTGGGAGAAGTATTGGTATGTCGCCAAAGAACTTGGTGAAG